CCCGACGATCCGGATTCACCAGAAGAACCCGATACTCCTGATGTACCACTTGAACCATCTATTCCAGATGTTCCTGATGTTCCTGATGTCCCAACACCTGATGTTCCCGATGTTCCATGTGATCCAGATAATCCATGTAATCCACTTGTACCCGATGTTCCTGAAGTACCCGATGTTCCTCTCGATCCTGAAGTTCCACTTGTGCCAGATGATCCACCTATTCCCGATGTTCCAGATGACCCACCCGCACCAGATGTTCCACTTGTACCTGATGATCCGCTTGTACCTGAGCTTCCAGATGATCCTGATATTCCACTTGTGCCAGATGACCCACCAGGACCCGAAGTTCCCGAAGAACCACTTGATCCTGAAGTTCCACTAGTGCCTGAAGAACCACTTGATCCTGATGTTCCAGATGTTCCTCTCGTTCCAGAAGATCCTGATGAACCGCTTGTACCTGATGTTCCAGATGAACCAGACGATCCACTTGTGCCACTTGTACCACTTGTACCACTTGTACCACTTGTGCCAAAATTTGTTCCATCTTGACCTGATGTTCCCGATGTTCCTGATGTTCCTGGTAATCCTGGGGGTCCATCACCTCCCGATGACCCTGATGTTCCAGATGTTCCAACGCCTGACGATCCACTTGATCCGCTTGTGCCCGATGTTCCATGCGATCCACCTATTCCAGATGTACCCGAAGTTCCATTTGAACCATTTATTCCCGATGTCCCTGATGTTCCGTGTGACCCATTTATTCCTGATGTTCCGCTTGACCCATTTATTCCTGATGTCCCTGAAGAACCATCAATTCCCGATGTTCCGCTTGTTCCAGATGTTCCTGGTAATCCTGGGGGTCCATCACCGCCAGATGTTCCAGATGTTCCAGATGTTCCAGATGTTCCAGATGTTCCAACACCTGATGATCCGCTTGATCCACTTGTTCCCGATGTTCCGTGTGATCCACCTATTCCAGATGTTCCACTTGACCCATCTATTCCAGATGTACCTGATGATCCACCTATTCCCGATGTTCCGCTTGAACCATCTATTCCTGATGTTCCCGATGTTCCCGATGTTCCCGATGTTCCATGGGTTCCAGATGAACCAACATTACCAGATGTTCCACTTGACCCTGACGTACCTGATGTTCCTGGCAATCCTGGGGGGCCATCAATTCCTTGTTCACCTGATGTTCCACTTGTTCCTGCTGTTCCACTTGTACCAACGCCTGATGATCCGCTAGATCCTGATGTTCCACTTATACCTGATGTTCCTGATGAACCACCAATTCCCGATGTTCCTGATGAACCACCAATTCCCGATGTTCCTGATGAACCACCAATTCCCGATGTTCCTGATGAACCACCAATTCCCGATGTTCCTGATGAACCACCAATTCCCGATGTTCCACTTGACCCTGACGTACCTGATGTTCCTGGCAATCCTGGGGGGCCATCAATTCCTTGTTCACCTGATGTTCCACTTGTTCCAGAACTACCTGATGTGCCCGATGTACCTGATGTTCCAACACCTGATGATCCACTAGATCCTGATGTTCCATGTGATCCACCTATTCCAGATGTACCCGATGTTCCGTTTATTCCTGATGTACCACTTGTTCCTGCTGTGCCTGATGTTCCATTTGAACCATTTATTCCCGATGTGCCTGAAGATCCATCGATTCCCGATGTTCCACTTGTACCTGAAGACCCTGGTAATCCTGGGGGTCCATCAATTCCTTGTTCACCTGATGTTCCACTTGTGCCAGATGTACCAGATGTACCAGATGTACCAGATGTACCAACACCTGAAGATCCACTAGAACCTGATGTTCCAGTTGACCCACTTGAACCACTAGTTCCTGATATTCCTGATGTTCCTGACGATCCCGAATCTCCAGATGTTCCACTTGAACCATTTATTCCAGATGTGCCTGATGATCCATTTATCCCTGATGTTCCAGATGATCCGTTTATTCCTGATGTACCACTTGTTCCTGCTGTGCCTGACGATCCATCTGTTCCAGGCAATCCTGGTGGGCCAATATCTCCTGAAGTTCCTGATGTTCCTGAAGTGCCGAAGTTTGTACCATCTTGACCTGAAGTTCCACTAGAACCTGAAGTTCCAAATGATCCACTGGAACCTGATGTTCCACTTGTTCCGGTTGTTCCACTTGTTCCGTGTGACCCATCGATTCCTGAAGTTCCTGAAGATCCGTTGATTCCGGATGTACCACTTGATCCATCGATTCCAGATGTACCTGAAGATCCTGATGAACCGCTCGTTCCACCTGTGCCAGAAGATCCACTAGAACCAGAAGTACCACTTGTACCAGATGTTCCACGAGATCCTGATGTACCCGATGATCCACTTGTACCAGATGTGCCCGATGTCCCTGAAGTTCCAGATGTTCCTGAAGACCCTGATGTTCCTGTTGACCCACTTGTACCAGATGTTCCTGAAGTTCCAGATGTTCCTGAAGTTCCTGATGATCCGCTAGTTCCTGAAGATCCACTAGTTCCTGATGATCCACTAGTTCCTGATGATCCGCCAGTTCCAGATGATCCACTTGATCCTGAAGTTCCACTTGTTCCATGAGATCCTCTTATTCCTGATGTTCCAGATGATCCACTTGATCCTGAAGTTCCACTTGTTCCGTGAGATCCTCTTATTCCTGATGAACCACTAGTACCCGAAGTACCAGATGTGCCATCTATTCCAGATGTACCTGATGTTCCTGATGTTCCTCTTGTTCCTGATGAACCTGATGTACCACTTGAACCTGATGATCCTGAAGTTCCAGAACTACCCGAAGATCCGGATGTGCCTGAAGAACCACTTGATCCAGATGTACCTGAAGACCCACTGGAACCTGATGTCCCCGAGCTACCAGAGGATCCACTAGTACCTGAAGTTCCAGATGATCCCGATGTTCCTGAAGTTCCATCTGCTCCTTGAGCTCCACCTAAATTAACATACCAATTATTATGTAACCCTGATCCAACAACTGTCGTTATATTTCCAACCATATCGCCCGTTGATGAATCATATGAGACGACTGTTCCCTCCATATAATTGTATCCATCAAAAGCAATAATCAATGATTGTCCAGGAATATATGATAACCCCGTTCCGACTACTAATGTTTGAGTTCCGCCAGATATTGTTAGATAAGTGGTTGAAGTTGTTCTATATCTTTCGCTTGTGACTGTGCTGCCAGTAAATCCAGTAAGATACCAGAAAAAATCGTGCAGAACCTCTATATTACCTTGTTCTCCAATAGATAGGGTTTCGGTATATGTTCCATTGATTGGAGTTGATGATGAACCTAAATCTATTGTTGAACCAGAGGGGACGTGTTCGGAATTAATTTGCGTCCAGTTTATTCTTTGTTGTCCTGCCATTTATCTGAGCCTATTTTCAAATAAATAGTTTAATAAAAATTCTTTGTGTAAAAACGTTTTTAATCTACTTTTTTATTTGTATTTTAAAAATAATTTTCAAACACGGTGTACTTTTTTACAAAATTTATATATATTTGTATAAATATTAAATAATTCTTAATATTTAATAATAGAGTGAAGACAATATTTCGAACATATCATTTTAAAATAATACCTAATCAAGAACAGAAAATTCTATTGGATAAACATTTCGGATGCGTTAGATTCGTCTATAATCATTTCTTGAACGAACGCAAAGAACAGTATCAGACAGATAAAAAATCTAATAATTACTATACCCAGGCGGCAACTTTAACCGAATTAAAGAAAAAAGAAGGAACTTTATGGCTTAAAGAAATAAACAGTCAATCATTACAGTTTGCTTTAAGGTGTTTAGATACCGCATATGTAAATTTCTTTCGTGGTAATACCAGGTTCCCGAAATTCAAATCTAAGAAAAAGAAAAACACATTTACTGTTCCGCAGTTTGCAATACTTGACGAAAATAAACTTTACATTCCAAAATTTAAAAGTGGAATTAAAACAATTGTTGATAGAAATATTAAAGGTAAAATCGGTAAATGTGCTTTCAGTAAAACACCAACTGGAAAATATTTTGTATCTATTCTTTCAGAAGAACAATACCAACCAAAAGAAAAAACAGGAGCAATATGTGGAATTGACTTGGGATTAAAAGATTTCGCAATCACATCAGATGGAATCAGATTTAAAAATAATAAATATACGAAGCAATATGAAAGAAAATTAGTAAAAGCACAAAAACATCTTTCTCGTAAAACAAAAGACAGTAGTTCGTTTGAAAGACAAAGACGAAAGACAGCCTTAATTCATGAGAAGATCAGTAATTCACGAATGGATAACTTACATAAAGTTTCTCATCAATTAATATCAGATTATGATATAATTGCATTGGAAGATTTGAATATAAAGGAAATGGTAAAAAATCACAAACTTGCAAAACACATATCAGATGCCAGTTGGGGAACATTTGTAAGATTGTTGGAATACAAAGCAGATTGGAACGATAAACAGATTATTAAAATCAATCGCTGGTATCCATCAAGTAAAACCTGTTGTGAATGTGGTTGGATAAATCAAGATTTAAATCTCTCGATGAGAGAATGGACTTGCAAAAATGGCCACATATTAGATAGAGATGTAAACGCAGCAAAAAATATTCTTAAAGAAGGTCAAAAAATAATATCGTCAGGAACTGGCGATTACACGGGTGGAGACTCAAATAAGACTTCTGTGAAGAAGCACAAGTCCATGAAACCCGAAACCCATACCCTTGGCATGACTGGGTAGTTCATCTGAAGTTACTTTCAGAATATAGATTCTTTATTATTTCTATTATTTCGTCATTGCTTTGAAAATCTCGTCCAGGGGTGTAAATAAGGCCACTACTATCATCGCCATCTTTAATAAAAACTGTTGGAAGTAGATCGTATCCCGTTTGAGAAATAACATAGTCCCATAGTTTTCTATTTAGGGTAATTTCCACATCGTCAAATGGTATTGATAATTCCGTTAATTTTTCTTTTAATTCTTGACAATGTACACAACCATTTAATGTAAAAACTAATATCTTTTTCATTACGATCCAAATCCGATTCTTTTTGGTTCTGGTGATCTATATAATTCAACTTCAATATTATATATATCTGCCAGGGATAACCCTTCATTTGATTTTACTCCCTTATTGAGGTGTTCTAATAATGCGTTCGTCTCATCTACACTTAGTTTATCGAACCTATGTTCACATATTAATCTGCCTTTGCGCAATAAAGCGGGATCGATTTGTTCTTTCGGTATATTACATGTCGCGATCACTTGAATATTTAAACAATCCCCAAGAATTCCGTCGGTTAAATTTAAAATATTAGATACTCCAGCCGATGATACGTTTCCTTTTCGATTACCTATCACTTTTTCAGCGTCTTCAATTATTAATATACTGTTCCTATGATCCATTAAGAATGGAATGATAGATGGCTCGGATAACATTTCGGCCATAGATGGAGGAATGAAAAGTATATCTTTTTCGGGGATTTGTTTTGTTAAACTTTTTATGTATGTTGTTTTACCTGTTCCATGATCACCATATAAGATTATAATTCCTTTATCGTTTGGGGCGTTTAATCTTTTTAAAATTAGATCATTAATTGTAATAAACCCCTTTCCATAGTTTAGTTCGAGGTCAAATTCGGGAACGTTTAAATCATATTCTTCCGTATCTAAATGTCCCATATCGCTTCTAACAAGTTGAATATTTGATTTTGTTGTGGCTAATAAATGTGCATCGATCTGAGTCATGTCTATTTGTTTCTCGATCTCACCATTTTTTATGTTATATATAAATTCTAACATCATACCATAAGTTTTATTCCGATGACATTGTGCCGTCATCATTATATCTTGTGTTTTATTGACATAAAATGATGAACTCACTCCATCCATATATCTTTTGTGGTCAAAAATTCTAGCTTCCTCAACAAATCCCATTGATTTTATAACTTCAAGAATTGAGGGGCTATAATATTTTTTAATCATATATTTTGATGGGATGGCGTCGAAAAGAATAATAAAATATTGTTCATCTGGAAATTGCCCACCATAAGTGTTCTCATATAACGGAAAATTTAACGGTATATTTCTCATAAAGTTTTTTTAATTTAATTTAATTTAATGAAACTAATCCATACTCCCCCATAGACATAAAAAGACCAATAGCCTCGTCACGATGTCCGTGGATTTTTTTTCTAAGTTCTTCGAATTGATCTAATGATAGATTGGGCTCTCCATGATCTTCAAAATTTTTTTGTGATATTTCAGTTAGACCATTGAAAAACTCTTCTTCATAACCTTTTATATTAAAATATTTTTGAGCCATCTCATTAATAATGAGATAGTGTTTTAGATTCTGAACATAAATTAAAACTTCTGATGACATTTTTATTGCCTTTATCATATAAATAGATAATTAGTAATTCATAATTAATAATTCAGTTCCTATATTTTGTTTTATTCCTTCTTTTGCCGCTGCTGCTTTGGCAAATCCCTTTGACTCCCATATATATTTCTCTTTTGGATACCATTGAAATAATTGTAGAAATTCATAATAAGATAACCCAAATTTACCTTGTATTCTATGTAAACGCATAGCTAATCTTGTATGATCTGTACTATCAAAATCATGTGCCGAATAATAATTCTCCGTCTTGTAGTAGGGTGGATCTAAATAGAAATATGTTGACGGGGAATCATATTTATCAATCGCATCAGAAAAATCCATATTTTCAACAAAAGTTATTTTATTGAGATGTTCTCTATATTTTGGGTTTCTGAGTTTATCTTCAAAGATATCTATTTTACAACGATATTTTCCTTTATAATCGGTGTATTTTGATGTTTCGGGTTTGGAACCTGAAAATACTTGAGTGAGTACATAAAGATATTTTGCGGCTATTTCGAAATCAGCCTCATCAGGAATAACCAATGTGGGGTCGAAAACATCTTTTTGACACTTATTGAATAATTCGGCGAAATTTGAATTATCGGCTGTGTAATTATGATACTCTTGACGAGGATACTCTTGTAATTCTCGTAATAATCTATCGTATTGTTTGGAGCATCTGAAAAGGTTTGCATTTAACTTATTAAAGTCATTATAAACGACTGTCTTCAAGTTTGGGTACTTCTCAATGTCCATATTAAAGAATACCCACATCATTCCCGCGAACGGTTCTGAATAAACTTCGATATTGTTCGGAATGTACGGAACAATCCATTTCCCGATCCTGGCTTTGCCGCCGATGTAACTTATCATATAATATTTATTATGTGATTATTGATTAAACAAATATATGTAAAAATATTGAGAAAACGAAATTAATTGTGTATTTTTATATATGGCATGCTCAAAATGTAAGAAAAAAACCCTTGTTCAAAAAGAATTCAAGAAGGAATTTGGATCGACTGATGTGCTAGTCACATGGGGCGTAATTATTTGGTCCTTATTGGGAGCGTATGGACTTTACAAATTGATAATTGAAATAATACAGACATTTAAATGACGGGTGGAAGATATTTTATCATTCTTTTTTGTAATAAAAAAAAATTAAGAACATTATATAGATGTCAGAAGAAAAATACTGTCTATGAGTATTGGCATGAGTTTATAACTGAGAAGAAACCCCCATTCATTAAATTACAAGGAGGGAAAAGAAAACGAGAACTTGTTTTTGAATTAGGATTAATTTTTCCGAATAATAAATGGGCGATTCCGACTATCATTAGAGATAGTTTAGGAAGGAATGTAGAGGCAAAAATGGTTGACCCAAAATTCAGGATTAAAGAATTAATTCCATATTGGGATGAGGAATTGGTTTACGATCTTGAAAATAAAAAACGAATAAGATATCATCAAATGATGGAAATCATTTTGAAAGTTGACGAGATCGCTCAAATTTTTACATTAAATAATAAATTATTCTTACAGGTTGAAGATAATATCCGAATGTTTGGTAACAAAAATATTGCTGATGCTAATCGACTATTTGAAATTGTACGTGCTGATATAAATAAAAAAGGAAAAGGAAATTTTATCTTTGTTAAAGACATTACAACCTATCAAAGAAGTAATCTATATACATTATTAGAATCTAAAGGATATAAGAGAAGTGAGTTATTTAGACATTACTCATATTAATTCTTTGCCAAAGTAAACACAAAATCAACATAACCGATCTTTAGTGTAAATGTGGTTTCATCCATAGTTGATTGTGATTTGGTTTTCTTAATGGTTTTCTTAAATAATTTTTCAAATTCATCTCCATTGAGTTCAATTATGACACTCTTTGATTCAGATTCTAAATTTACATTCTCAAGTAAATCTGATATTATGGCCAATTGATTAAATATTTCGCCCTTTTTCTCCATATCCAAATGCTATTAATATTTTTTTAAAAAAAGATGTTTTCTTTTTAGGTGGTGGAATAAACATTTTTGACCTATCTAAAGATTTAATTTCTTGGATTAGTTTTTGTTTATACTGTTCCGCTTGTTCCTGATCCTTCTGAATCTCCGAGTTCAATTTTTCCAGTGCTCTCTGTATCTCGTAAGCCATTCTTACCTGGTTTAAATGATATGTCTTTTAATTTATCTAGTGATGAGTTTAAAAATATTGTTTTTAATTCCTCAACCTTATCGTTAAATAACTTAATTTTTTCTTCTTCCTCTTGGTTGTTCTTAATGATTTTTTTCGCAATATTAAAAACCCCATCATATCCTTCTTTTGTTGCCACGCCAATTAATGAAACTAATCTATTTCGTTCATTTTCATCTTGAACTTTAATTTGAATTTCATCTGTCATATAATCGGAATATCTCCAGTGCGCGGGTATTTTAATATCAAGACTGACATTTTCTTTAATTTCTCTAAGTGAGAAGAAAAATGGTTTTAATGCGCTTATTGTATCAAACACGGCGGTTCTCATTATAAAAATATCAATGATATTATTCCTGTTATTACATATGAAGATGCCAAATATAAAAATATTTTTTCTACCACCCCTATTTTTATAGGGGCGGGCTCGTCTTGCGTTAATACTATTAGAAATTCAGCTATGAATTTAAAACAGTATACCGCAGACAATACAAAAAAGAATAGTTCAATTTTCTCCTTCATGCTTTTTTACTTCTTCTAATAGCTCTTTACGGAAGAGTCCGGCTAGCGTTCTTATTTCTTGGGCATATTTTCGTGCTCTGATAGATGCACTACGATTTCCTTTAGTATACACCTTAGCGGTGTCGGCTGTCATTAATTCAACCAATTCTTTTATTCTTGCTAATGTTTCCATAATTTATAATTTTAATGTAATATAAGTAATTAATTTATCTTTTTCAAGTTTTGATCAAACATTTTATATATTTCTATAAACGATTCTAGTTCAACAGGGGTTTTTACTTTATTAAATGTGAATAATTCTTTAAAATACTCTGATAATATCTCATGTTTTCGTTCCATAACTGATTTATAATAACCTCTATATAATAAAAGCCATAAATATTCATACTGATTAGATTTATTTATAAAATGAATTCCTTCTTGATCAAAATTATTTATTGTTTTATTGAAACACCAATAATAATGATTTATAATATCATTATCGGATACTAAAACATCAGATCCCAAATATGTTTCATCAATCAGATCGAGTATTGAAGATAAAAAATCACAATATAATTCAGATTTTTCCCGAATTATATTATGAGCTCGATACCATATATCAATTTGTTCTTTATAAGTTTCGAATGTTAATCGTGGTTCATTATCTTTCTCCATATTCTTAAATATACGGATAAAAAGATATAAAAAAAAGAGTTATTGAGTTTTCTTATTATAACCCGTCATTTGTTTCATTCTCAACATATCTTTTTCCACTTTTGGATCTTTAAGTCCTCTCTTTGGTTGATCCTTTCCTTCATTTTCTACTGGTACACCTTCTTTTGCGTACATCGGTTCATCTTCTTTGGCTTCAGCCCTTTTTTCAATTCCTTTGTACATCTTCTCACCAACATCAGTTTTTATAGCGTTTGCGGCATCAGATGGATTACCCATTTTTGAATCACCAACTAAAGACATTTTAAGCCTATCTTTAAATTGTTTTGATGGCTCCTGATCATATTTTAAATTATGCATCCCTCGACCTCTGTTAAGATCAACAACTTCATCTTCTTCCGTAGAGTTTTGTCTTGCAACCTTATCCTCGCCTTGACCTACCTGATGAAACTCTTCGGGATGATCATTACCTTTAAAAGTAAGATAATCTTTAATTTTTTTCTCAACAGCTCTTAATGCTGCATCATTTTCAGTACCACTATCTTTTATGGCTTTTGCGGTTGTAGCGTCCATTTTTGGGGATGTAACCTCATTTATTATTTTCTTTAGTAATTCCGACATTCCATCTTTACTAAGTTTTATTGATTTTTTCATAGTTGTTTCGTTTATTTTTCTTAAAGTTTTAGCCATATTGTGTGCTTTTGAGCCTGGAGGACATGATGAACTTCCATATTTTTTACCTGTACATTTACCTTCAGTACCCTTTTTCTCTATTTTATTAAATGCTTTCTGTATCCATTGTTTTGCTTCTTCATCAATTTCAATCTCCATAACCTCATTATTGCATTCACAAACCTCTTTATTGCATTTTGAACAAATAGCTTTACCACCTAATATTACATCTTTCTTCTTATCCACAGTTGGGTTCGTGTCTTTTGTGTTTTCATTCATATCTGTCTCTCCCTGTGGATTATTTTGAATTCCCGTTATTTTTATTTTTAAGATTAACGCGTTTTCATCACCTTGGGTATCAATATCCACATCCATAGCACTTCCAATTTGATTATCCTCTAAATCGTGATGAAGACCTTGCATTAATTTTGTTTGGGACTCACCTAAAGATGAACCTCCACAACAATCAACTAATTCTTCGGGTGTAATATTATCAATACTAATAAGAACTCCAAATTTTCCATTTCCAATATTTTCTATATTAGATATTTTACCAAGTAAAGGAGATAATGTTTTAAAATTTTTAACAGCATCAACTATGTGGTCTGTGTCTGATATTTGTTCCATAATCAATTTCTTAGCTTCCTGTTCTAAGACCTGATTAATCATTGTATCTAATTCTTTTATCTTCATATCAATAAATATCTGATTATTTCATATTAGCAAAAATATCATCCTCTATATCTCCAAAATCATCATCAGGATCTATTTCAAGGGGATCATATGGTTTTTTTATTTCCTCACCATCTTCAAGTTGATGCTTATCTTCCTGAAACTTAATATTATTTCCTTGTAATAATAATTTTAACTTTGCAAAATCACTTTCGCTCTGGGTTTTAAAATGTAGAGGATCTATTGTGGTTAGTTCATATACATAACTCTTTTCGGGTTTATTCCTACCCCATGTTGACGCTGGACTCATATCAATACCAGCTGGAAGATTATATGCTTCTTTCATTATTATTTTTTTAACTTCTTTGATAGATATGCCGTATTTTTTAGCTGCGGCCACTATCGCTTCGTTCATTCCTTCAACAAGTTTCATATTTTTCGGGGGTTTCCATGCTCCATCAGAATCTGCTCCTTGATTACAATATGGAAAGGTTTTACATTTAGGATTTATTTCAACAAATTTGGTTTTGGGGCCTCCAAATCTTGGAAATCCCTTTTTGGTTGATATCATATCTTTGGTTGATGCCGCGGTTACACTCCCTGATTTGGTTTTTTCATCTAAAGCCAAAGGATCTTTTCTTTTTTTCTTTTTACTTTTATCCATTGGACTTGATGGCCCCGCTGTTCCGATTGGTCCATCGTACATTGCTCCTGCAGACACTCCTGCGTCCATTTGCTCGGCTAGTTTATGTATATCTCTCTTTAATATTGTTGTTGTCATAGGGGCTTCATATGATCCTGAACATGACGCGTCTGTTTGTTCTTTAGCTTCCATCTTTTTTAATTTTTTATAATATTCAGGATCTTCACTCACATGATCTGTGGCAATTTCCTTGGCTTGATCTTTATCATTTGTGTGTTCCATTTCAACTTTAATACCTGCTTCTACCGCCTGTTTAATGGTGCCAAGAAAAACACTATGTTTTCTTGCTATGTCTTCTAGTGACATTTTATCTGATAATCCACCCTTTAATTTATTTGTCATTATCTTACATTTTTAAGCGATGATTCCCAAAAAGATTTCCTTTGCCATAATGTTTTAAATAATTCAACAACAACTTTTGTGGCTAGGTCAACAATTTTATCGTTAATTTTATTTGTACCTAATTCTTTTTGGATGATCTTTATTATTATATTATGAGCCTGAGTACTATCCAGAAAACTTTTCATTTCTCTTCTGGCAATACCTTCCATTTCTTTTCTATCTGACGAATCAATTGCCATTACATATCTCTCCTGTTCACTAATAAATCATTTATTGTGTTTACAAATTTTGGTTCAAATGTCTTTAATCTGTTAATTAATTCGAGCGCTTCACTATCTATTTTCAATAACGACGGAGATCCTAAATAAAATCCATTATCATCTCCTGCCGAATATGAAAAATTCATACCTTTTCCCCCAATCTTTCCATTTAAAACCGCACTATCGGGATATATATGTAACCCATCAAATTCAGCTATTTCTGAAACTTCAGCTTTGAAATCATCAATTAATTGTGAAATTGTTCCCTTTTCATCATCCTGTAATGCTCTTTCTATTGGATCTTCTGAATGAATTTCAACATCAACATTATTGATTACCGATACTTCTTCATTATCTCTTCTCGATTGTTGATAAGGCGTTGTGGATGACTTTTCTGGTTCTGTTCCTACGCTTCGTGGAATGGGTTTTTTCGTGCCCGCTCCATAACCATATGGAGCTGTAAGTGGCCCTCTTGAGTCCTGAGGCTCTTCAGTTTCACCTTGATATGTCTGTTCTTGGATAACTCCGTATTTAGGTTGTGCTTGAATCCTTCTGATTTTATTAAGCATGCCCTTTATTTCGTCATAGCTATCTATCTCTTTTTTGGTTGTTGTCATCTTTATAAAATATATTAAAGTCGAATGATGGGTTTATATCTGTATAAATATTTAGAAAGTTCGATTTACACACTATCCCAGTGAATTTTATTGCTTTACTCAAATACCCTTGCGATGGAACGGTATGATATGGTATATTATACTCCATACATAGTTCTTTGCAC